CTGCGTTTTTCAGTGCTTGCGGCTATATCTGACTTTCTTGACTGAATAGCAGTTTGCATTTGAGCGCGTCCAATGTCCTCACCAAATGTTTCTCTTTGCCTTTTAAGAAATGCTTGTACGCTGTTGTCGCTTTGCGCTCTGCCCATTGCAGCAAAAGCAGCTATGTTAGATGCAGTAGCTAAATCATAATCAGCCCTTCTTGCTTCGGACTCCTGCATTGCTTGTACTTTGTTTAGTTTCTTATCTGTCTGAATATTAAAAGCATTAAGGTCTGCTGATTTTTTTTCGCCAATCCCACCTAGTATCTGACCAACAGCACTGATCCCTGCTGCTGCTATTAGCAATGGCGTTGATAATGGTGATGTTGCCGCTGCTGCTATTCCTACTCCATATGCCATTAAACTATTAACTCCACTACTAGCCCATTTACTTGCAACGGTAATGGTGCTTCTTGTTCTATTGTAATTCTAGGGCTTCTTGTAAAGCCTGTCATTTTAACTTCAGTCTTACCCGTTATGCTGTTTAGTGTTGTAAAAAAAGTATTACCTGACATAAGCTTACTACCTATAGAAACGCTTTTGGTATTAACAACTAATGAGTCAGCGTTTTTTAAATCTAAAACTACTTTACCAATACCCCTTATTTCACCAGTTACGGGGCCATTGCCCATTGAGGCATCTATTTCATTTGTAATAATTTTAGAATTAAACTTTTTACCAGCGTAAGCTCTAAGGTATGGGCTGTTAACTGTTGAACCATTTACAGTAATATCAGCAACGTATTCGGAGATGTCTACTGTTGCGTTTGCAGCAACGGTAAACGTACCTATGTACTGTTGAAACTCCTCAAGGTTATTAACTATTATTACGTCAATAACATTACCTTGAACATAAACCCCACTGACGCTTACAACTCCTGATACGATTGGAGTAAACACATAGTTATCTAATCCAACATCTCTAGTAAACTCACACAGATGTAGCTTGTTAAATGCGTCATAAACATTGGCAAACATTCTATCGCCTATTGAGGCAAGAGAAGAAAACCTTCCTCCCTCTACTGTGAGCTTAGTCCAAGACGCTCTACGCTCTGTTCTGTTTGATGAGAACAATGCAAGAGTACCATCTTCGTTTGTAAATGCTGCATATGAGTCAGGTTGATTAAAGCCACTGTGAGCAACGGTAGAGTATTTTGGGTTGTCTATCATGTGAGAAGCAATAGAGGACACAGGAGAGGCGCTGTAGGCTTGCTCTGAGTCTGTATAGATGTACTCTCTTACAATTCTACCGTTAGACTGCACAAATACAGTAGCGCCATCTATCTCAACAGGTTGTGTAAACGAAGACCCGTATGGAGTTTGCTTCTTAATCTGTAGATTTGTTGGAGTAATCGCTTTGTTCTCGAAGGTAGGAACATAGAACTCACTGCTGTTTGTAAAGATTTGTAGGTCACGATTAGATACCAGATGCCTAATAGAGTTTACTGTACCTGTTGCAGCAGTCGCAATGATAGCTTCATTGTCTAAGGCTTCTCCTACATCAAAGTTGTAGAAGCTACCTATCTTGCTAAAGAACAACGTGTCTGGCTGATCTAAAGTACCACCAAACACCAAGCGGTTCTGGTGAATAGCAACAGCAGCAGGGTGTCCTCTTTTAGCTGAGAAAGATTGTTCATCAAAGTCTAGGCTTGGTGCATGAGTTGCTATCTTAACAAAACCACCACCATCTTCAGAAGCATTAGAAGTACCAGCAGCAGTAAATGAGTATGTGTTATCATCAATAATAGCGTTAATAGTTCTTGAGCCATTAAGATTACTTGCTGATATACCACCTACTGCAACAGCTTCAGATACAGTTATTACTTCTCCACCAGAAAAACCGTGCGCTGGCTGGCTAACCTCTACAACAGCAGTACCGCTATTGGTTCTGAATGGATTAAGAATTTCCAGCCTTGTAGTAAGGCTATCAAGAATAGTTCCCCTTGCTTGTTCAGAGCTATTAACTCCTGTTATTAAAATCTCATTGCCACCATATCTAATAATTGACCCTATGTGAGCAGAGCTTGCATATATACCTGTTGCAATAGTAACATTTCTTGATCCAGTAATATCAAAATATGACACAGCCTCTTGGTCAGTAACTCCTATTTTAACAGTGCTTGTAGTATGAGTGCTGGCTTGAATTTTTGTAATTGTTTTATAAAGAATTGGTACAATAACTGTTGAGTTGTTTGGGCCAGCATGACTTGATTCTGTAATACTAACACCGTCTTGATTAGTTCCAGTAATAATAAAATTTATACCAGAAACATTTCCTGCTGATGTAATAGTTATCTGTCTAGCTTGGGAAAAAGAAACATCATTATTAGATGCAAGAGCGCCATCAAGTGTAAGGTCTTCCATTTCACTAGCGGGGATTGCTGCTAGATCTCTAATGCCATCATCATCGGCCGTTAGGTTAGTATTAAATACTCTAAAGACTACGTCTGTTCCAGAGGTTGCGCTAGGGTCAAGCTTCGTTCCTTGAGGATGAAACTGATTATAAGGTTGGTACGTTTGCTTGTTGTCTGATCTCTTATCAAACGAAAACGTACTGATCTCAAAGGTAGTCAGGCTGGTTCTTGTTAGAAGCCTTGGAGCAAAGAGTGGGTGACAGATATAAAGTACGTCACCTAGCTGCGCTGTAGTGTATTCCTTTAAAAACTCTCTATCAAAGGGAACAGCAACGCCATCTGTGCCAGCAGTAATGTTTACATTTATACTGATTACTGCTCCACTAGTAGCTATCTGATAAACCTTAAGTGCCTGATGCTGTATAGAAACAAGGTATTGTTCGTTATCGTCATATACAAAAGGTACTAAAACAGATTGCTCTGGGTATGTAGCATCATAGGTTATGCCGTGACTAATGTGGTTCTCTAGCCCCTTACGTTTAATTAAGGAGCCTTCGGCCATAACAACCATGTTCTGTATTGTAGAAGCAGACGCAGAATAGATAGGAGTATCAACTCTCATTGAGAGAGAATCGCTGACTTCACCATACTGAAAGCTGTTTATTGGTACTCTTACTTTCTGCATTAGCTACGCCTTTGAGATATAAACCTTGATGTGTTTAGCTTGCGACTTGTTTGCTGCTGTGAGTCTAGTGTTCTTGCTTTCCTCATTTGCATTTCTGCCCTTGCTTCCATAGCATTAGAAAGCTGTGCATCCCTAGCAATAGAAACTGCAAAAAGACTTGCAAGTGAAAGCTCAACCGCAAGTACAAAGTAAGCAGGCCAATGTTCTTCACTTACTCTGAATACATAATCAGCCATGACAACATCAGTCTCAACAGCATTAGAAAATGCTTTGTTAGTATATGTGTCATACTCTATAATATTGTCGTTTACTGTTAATGAGTTAATCATTAAGAAATCTGCTGGCAACTGGTAAGCAGCAGAGTATCTGGAAGCTGGTATGTCTGTCAGTCTACTCAGTTGTACTTGAGTAGTTGCAAACCGCCATCTTGTATTGGTTAAGGAAGATCTTGCAATGTCTTCGTATATAGACGCCGCAACATCAGACTCGGTTGTTCCGTCTGTAAAAGACTGAATCGCGTCACCGCCAATTAGGATCGATGCGCGAGAACATATTTTTATTGCTGTGTCAGCTACCTCTGGCATAAGAAAGTCGGGGGGCCGAAACCCCCCGCCCTATTTAGTCACCGTCAGTATTAGTAACGACAACGCCGTTAGTAATATCAACAGTGGAACCATCGTTTGCATTGACATAAGCATGAGTGATAACAGGCGTTCCACCTGTGGATGTCACTGTAATGATTACGTCATTTACATTCAGCATAGACGCAGATGAGTTAAAGTAACCCGCTGTATTTGCGTCTGCAATGGTATCAGCAGATACATAATACCAAAGCCTTTGACCTGACGCCCCACCAATAAGGTGAAGACCTGATGCACTATAAGCCATATTAAGTCTCCTTCTTAGTTGTTATCAAGGACTTCACAGATACCATTGGCGTCAATGCCAACAGCGCCCATGGACATCATTGATGTTGCAAGGTGTGAAGCTTTTTCAGCGACATAGTTTACTTCAGTTTGAACGTCAGCATTAATGCCAAGCCCAACAGATGAAGTGTGATACGCAATATTCTTACCAGCCGTTACAGCAGAGGTAGAGAATACTTTGAATCCCATGAACTCTTTCATGGTCATGCCACCAGCGAATGGTAGATTTTGCTCACCAACAAAGTCAGAAGAAGCAAACTGGCTTATTGCGAATAAGTCAGCGTAACCCTTTGGGTTCATCGCCAAGTAACGCTGTCCGTCTTCTGGAACGTCATTAAGTCCCATGGTTTCGAACAATGAAAGCAAGTCAGCAATCTCAAGTGCAGAGCTAGTATCGTGAATTGCAGTACCGCCAGCAGCATCCATAGCTGCGTAGATCAGTTCATCTGTCTTACGGCCAAGAGCCGCAGCAGCAGATTGTGCAACAGCTTGACGTTCGTTGATGTTAGTCTTCAACTCGTCTAGCTTGTCGATGTACTCTGGTGCATAGAAGTCAGCCATAGTGGCTTCGACTGTTGTATGCGCCAACTCCATTGGAGTTACGTTACCGTTACGTGATTTAGTATTTGCGACGCCTTTTCCAATTACTTGGAATCGAGCAACTGAACCTGTCACATTGCTTGTGCGTACAGTGTTCCGTAATTTGGAACCCATGCGCTGATAAGCTATGTGAACTTCGGTTTCAAACTGCTTGATAAAGGCTGTGTCAATAGTATTAGCCATTTTTTCAGTCCTAATTTGAAGTTACAGTTACACGGGTATCCACTCTTTCACTTCAACAAGGGTATCCTTTCGGGCCTTTCAGTGCGTAACGGGCCGTAGTGATCCATCCCTAACACTATTTTCGTTTGGATTGCAACGTACAAAATCAACATATTTGTTTGGGCCGACTGTCGAAACACCCATTGCCTCAAACCCTAACCAGCTTGCCCAATTTAACATAAACTCATAATCAGCCAGTATGGTCATGCTCATATGGGTCTGTGTGCTGTCAAAGAACTTAACAAACATCAGAGAACCACGCGCCATCGCATTGAAGTTTCCCTTAATATTATTAGAAAACATAGCAAACATTTGCGGGAAGTCTTGATCTCCGTCATACCAAAGACCGCCAACAGCTAGGAATGTTTCGTCTTCCTTCCTAGCAATGTAACACTCGGAGTATTTCTGCATCTCTTCTATTGCTTGAGGAATGTCTAAATGCCCAAGAAGCTTTAGCTCTCTTCGGCTTTCTTTGCTTAGATGCTCAACTACTTCATCTATGTGGTCGGTTGTAAACGGGGTCAGATAATACTGGCCCCGTCTTATTATTCTAACTTCATCTGTATATTTGCTGGAACCCATCGGTAACTTGTTTGATGTAATGTGGGTCGCGATCTTTCCAATATCTTGGGTCATTCATCATCTCCCTAAGTTCTTGTTCTGTTGCACCAGCGCTTCCTTGTCCGCTACCAGCAAAGGAACCATCCTTCATTGCTTCCATTACAGACTCAAGAGCAATGATACCCTCATGTGTTTCGCACATTCTTTCAATAGCTGGCATTGCATCCTCAGGAAAGAACTTGGTTGCAAACATAGAAGCAGCTTGTATCCTGTCGTTTGCGTTATCACCAAGCTTTGCTGACTCAGCATCCATGTCTGGCTGTGCGCCATTCACGGCTTCGGCATACATCTCTATGCCTTTCTTAAACTCGTCTTGGCTGTAGCCATTCTCAAAAGAATGTTCAGACCACCACTTAAGTAGGTCGTTATCAACAGCAAGCTCTTCATCTACAGACTCAGGTAACTGGTAATCGCCAGAGGACTCAGGTCTTTCGCTAAAGCTTTCTGCCTTGATCTCTTCAAGAAGCTTATTGCGTATGTCTTCTTCCTTACCACCAAGCTTAGACTCAAGCTCTTTGTAAGCCTTGGCTAAGTCTTCACCACTTGTGTATTTTTCTGGTAACCACTCAGGGCGTTCTGGTTGCGTATCTTCTGCAACTACAAAGTCACGCTGCTCTTCTGCTGGTGCAGCCTCTACTGGTGCGGCTTCCCCTAATTGAGAGTTCATTAGTGTGTCACTCATTTGTTCTTACTCCTATGTGAATGGGCAATACGTTGCTCAATAAGACCAACGATATATCTCTGCCCTTCTATATGACGTAACTCTTCCGTAGTTACATTTGGCCCATTTACCATTTCTATAGTAACTGAGCGTAGATAACGAATAACTTCCTTGCCTGCTGGCGATTCAAATACCTTGGCTACATTGTGACTTATTTGTTTATCAAGGTCACTCTTCCGTTGTACCCCGTCTATTCCAATATTAACCTTCTGGTTGTTCACCCATTTGTCCTTGCTGTTGTTGCATCTGTTGTTGCGCCATCTGTTGCGCCATCTGCGCTATTTGTTTGCGCTGCTCTTCGTCCCTGATTAAACTCTCAGGAACTCCGAACTTCTTAGCCAAGTGGATAGCTGTCTGCTCTCCATCAACTAATAACTGTAACATCTCTGGGCCAAACGAACTACCAACTAGCTCTAGGAAACGAGCTACACTTGAGATGTCTTGATTGGCTTGGGCTTGAGCAAGCGGAGATACAGAGCGTACCTTTACTTCCCTGCCATTAACTGTCGGAACTTCAATGCGTCCCTGCTTTTTAAGTATGTAGATAACCCTTTGCAGTACGGGCTGAACAAGCTCGGCTTGTAATCTACCAAATGCAGACCCCATTCTGCGAGACAGGTCAGCCATTCTTTCAGCTACCTCAGTAGCAGAAGCTGGTGTCTTGTCAGGATTACCAAGCATATCATTGTAAAGTGCGCGTTTAATATTCAGCCTCATGTCAGACAAAACAAGCTGTGCTACATCGAACCTACCAGCAGATTGTATTGGCTGTAATCCAGCAGAACCCATAGCTTTTGGAATGATAGATCCTGGGACAAGGTTGATGGTATCAGGGTTAATAACGCCATCATCTTCCATTTGGTATATGCCAGAGATAGACATTTGAGCATTTTCAAGGATTAGTTCTATAGTAAGGTTGGTTGTTTTAATAGCTGATAGCGCATTGATAAGTGGGCCACGGCCATAGACTTCGCCAGCACACTTAGACCAGCGGAAGCAAACAAAGGGATTTGACCCAATTCCAGATATTTCTTTAGAATATATACATGATTTAGTTGTCATGCAGATAGCATAGTGAAAGTATGCTTCTTGATTTTTCTTAGAATAGTCTCGGCAGACTACCTCAAGTACAGTTGTTTCTCTACCTGATCCCATGAACGAAAGAACCTGATCGTTAAACTTTCCGTTCGGATACATAAGCTGCAAGTGGTCAAACTTTACTTTCTTGCGCTCTCTGTAAACGTGGTCAATCTTATCGTCAGGGCCAGTG